CGAAGACCACCGCGGAATGGATGGGCTGGCGCATCACGCAGCGCACCAGCCGCGAGACGGGCATCCCCGCCGGCCTGCCCTACCTGACGGGCTTCGTGATCAACGAAGGCATCGCCGCCGAAGCGCAGGATTGAAGCGACGCCCGCCGCAAGGCGACGCCGCACTGCCCCGCAGGGTCCGCCCGCGGGGCTCCCGGCAGTAGGGGCCGATGGTCGGCACCCGCAACCGGAGAATACGACGATGAAGCTTTCTGACACGCAGCGGATTGTACTGAGCCATGGCGCGCAGCACCCGCAATTGCTGGCGATTGCGCCGAAGCATTTGCCAGTCGCTGCCTGCCGCGCGGTGGTTAACAGCCTGATCAAAAGCCGCCTGCTGATTGAGGTGGCCGCGCCGCGCGATCAATTGGCGATGGTGTGGCGCAAGGATGCGGATGGCACGCCGATCCTGATCCAGGTGACGGATGAGGGGCTGCGCGCGATTGGCATTGACCCGAATGAAGGGCGCGCGACGCCCGACACGGCGCCGCAGGGCGGGGAAGACACGACACCGCAGGCTGAGGAGCAGCCCACCGCCGAGCCCGCCCAGGCCGCGCCAGAGGCGCCCAACATGGGAAGCGTGAACCTGCGCGAAGCCGCAGAGCGCTTGCTCGCAGCCTGGGAAGAAACGCCGCCGGCCAACGCAGACAAGGACCCAATCGCGCAAGCCATGGCGATGCTGCGCAACGCGCTCTCAAGGCGCGGCGCACGCGCCACGGGCGCGCCACGCAAGCCACGCGAAGGCACGAAGCAGGAAGTAGTGCTAGCCATGCTCCGCCGCCCTGAGGGCGCGACGGTGGCGCAAATCGCCGAGGCCACAGGCTGGGCACAGCATACGGTGCGCGGGTTTTTCGCCGGGCTGAAAAAGCGCCAAGGAATCACGGTGGAGATTGCCGAGCGCATTCGCCAAGTTGGTCCAAACAAGCAGGGCGCCAAAGGGTCCTACACCGTCTACCGCGTAGCAGAATGAAGCTGCGCAGCCACAGCGGCATGAATGATTGCCAAGCCCAGGGATCATCGCGATCCCTGGCGCTTTATTGCCTTGGCTCACGCGAAACACAGCGCGAAGCGTCCGTCACGCAAGACGGAGAGTGACGATGCACGCAGAAACTGAAAGCCGATGGATCGTGCTGGGCACGGATGGCCGGCACGTGTCCCTAGGTCGCAACGAGCCAAGCGAGGCGGAAGTGCTGGCCATTAGCGACGCCCTTGCTGCGCAGGGGCTTTTCGGGTGGCTCGTGCGCATGCAGGGCGATTACTACAGCCGGGGAAAAGTGACGCTCGAACCCCTCCAACGCATCGGCGCTGATCACAAAGCGGATTGGCAAGCAGCCCTCGCCGCATTCCACGCAGCGCGCCAGCACAAGCTGACGATGAATTGAACCAACCTCCTAGCGTAGGGGCTCGTACTCGGCCCTCCCAATAGCCGATCTTTTCCCCTTGCAGCGGAGGCGCCGTTTTTCGTAATCTCACCGTTCTTGGTGATGCTTCACATTGCTGGCGGGCCTGCCCTGCTAGTAGGCGTGTGCGGCGGTCGAGGGACGGCAGGCGTTCTTCGGCTCACCAAGCCCTCCCGCTCCGCGCGCTGATGGCGGGAGGTCGCCGCCATGGCTGAACTGACATCCTCCACGCGCGAAGCAGCCCGATGCCTTGGCGTCAGCGACACCACCATGCACAAGGCTGAACGCACGGGGCGCATCACGCGCGAACCGGACGGCCAGTGGGACATCGCCAAGCTGCGGGTGCAAATGCGCGAAACCGCGGACCCGCAGCGTTCCACTCTCGCTGGCAGCGCGGCGGCCGAGGGCACGCCCTTCGCCCGCCTCAAGGTTGCGCAACTCGCCCTGAAGGTGGAAGCCCAGCGCCTCGCACTGGATGAAAGCAAGGGCCGGCTGCTTGATGTCGCAACCGCCAATGCGACGATTGATGAAATCGCCAGCACCATGCGCGACGCGCTGCTGAACTGGCCCGCGCGTGTCGCGGGCGTGATTGCCGCCGAACTGAATGTCGAGCCCCATCTGCTGCAAACCATCCTGCAGCAGCACATCAATGAGCTTCTGACGGAGGCTTCCGATCGCTTCGACCCTCCCGGCATCGGCGGCGAGCGAGAGCCGCACGCGTGAACATGTGCGCCGCCGTGCCGGGGCCATGCTGCGCCCGCCACCGCAACTCACTGTCTCGGCATGGGCGGAACAGCATCGCATCCTGGGCAGCCGGGCGTCGTCCGAACCCGGTCCCTGGCGCACCAGCCGCACGCCTTATCTCCGCGATGTGATGGATGCGTTGTCGGCCGTGCATCCGGCGCGGCGAATTGTATTCATGAAGGGCGCGCAGGTGGGCGCGACCGAGGCAGGCAACAATTGGCTCGGCTACATCCTGCATCACGTCCCTGCGCCGGTGCTCGCGGTGCAGCCCACTGTGGAACTCGCTAAACGTTTCTCCCGCCAGCGCATTGACCCATTGCTGGAGGAAACACCGGCGCTGCGGGAACGCGTGGCGCCCGCCCGCGCGCGCGACAGCGGCAATACGATGCTGTCGAAGGAATTCCCCGGCGGCATTCTGGTGCTGACGGGCGCCAATAGTGCGGTCGGGCTGCGTTCCATGCCGGCCAGGTTTCTGTTTCTCGATGAGGTGGATGCCTATCCCGGAGATATCGAAGGCGAAGGTGATCCAATTGCACTCGCCGAGGCCCGTGCACGCACCTTCGGCTGGCGCAGGAAAGCCTTTCTGGTGTCAACGCCGACCATTGCCGGGCGCAGCCGGATTGAACGGGAATATGCTGCCTCAGACCAGCGGCGCTTTTTCCTGCCCTGTCCGCATTGCGGCGCGATGCAATGGCTGAAATTCGAAAGGCTCATCTGGGAGAAGGGCGACCCGCGCAGCGTGCGCTACCATTGCGAGGATTGTGACACGCCGATTGAGGAACATCACAAGACCGCGATGCTCGCTGCCGGCGAATGGCGGCCGACAGCATCGGCGGAGAACCCGCATACCATCGGCTTTCATATCTCGGCGCTTTATTCCCCGGTCGGCTGGCTGTCATGGGAGCAGATCGCGCGCGATTGGGAGGCAGCGCAGGGCAAGGCTGAGGACCTCAAAACCTTCCGCAACACGGTGCTGGGCGAGACCTGGCAGGATCGTGGCGAGGCGCCGGATTGGGAACGACTGGTGGAACGGCGTGAGGATTTCCGGCTTGGTGTTGTGGCCAAGGAGGCGCTCGTGCTGACAGCAGGCGTCGATGTGCAGGATGACCGGCTGGAATGCGATATCTGGGCCTGGGCGGAGGGTTATTGCTCCTGGCTGGTGGATCACATTGTCATCGCCGGCAGCCCGCGTGAACGCGCGCCCTGGGATGCGCTGGCAGACTTTCTCGCGCGCGATTGGCCACGGGCGAATGGCGGCGCGATCCGCATTGCCAAGGCGTGCGTTGACACGGGCGGGCGCGATACGGCGGCTGTTTATGGCCATCTGCGGCGCCTGCGCGACCCGCGCATTGCGCCGACCAAGGGGGTTGATGGTTGGAACCGCGCGCAACCGGTGCAGGGCCCAACGCCCGTTGATGCGCTGGTGGATGGGCGGAAGCTGCGGCGTGGCCTGAAGCTTTGGACCGTGTCGGTTTCGACCTGGAAGGTTGATCTTTATCGCCGGCTTTGGCTCGGGCGTGGGGAGGCGGCGGAATTCCCGCCCGGCTGGGTGCATTTGCCGCAGGGGATTGAGGTTGAATGGGTCAAGCAGTTGGTGGCGGAGCACCTGCACCAAGTGAAGGATCGGCGCGGCTTTGTGCGCCAGGAATGGGCGAAGCTGCGGGACAGGAATGAGGCGCTGGATTGCGCGGTGCTGGCGCGCGCGGCGCTGTGGTTGCTGGGCGCTGATCGGTATGGTGAGCGGTTCTGGCACAGGCTCCGTGAGGACATCGCGAATGCGCCGGTGGAAGTACTGGAGCATCCCCGGCCAGAACCGACACCGAATCCTGAACCAGCGCCACTGATGCGCCGGCCTGGCTGGTTGGCGCCGCGTAGCGGTTGGCTGCGCTGATTACTTTCGGGAGGAAATCATGAGTAATGGGGAACTCCACGCGCGCGAGCGCGAGGATCTGTCGCTGCATGTCGAACGCTGTGCTGAGCGCTACACGGCGGTGCGTGCGGAAATCTGCGGCCTGCGCAAGCAGACGCGCCGGATTGAGGGCGCGATCTGGGGCATCGTCGCTGTGCTGATCGCGCTTGGGGCGGGTGGTGCGCAGATCCTGCCAATCCTGCGCGCACTGGCGCGCGGCGCGGGCGGGTGATCCGCCTTGGACCCCGCAACCCTCGCCTGGGCGTTGGCGCAGCCCGTCGGCAGCCGCGCGGCCGTGCTGGCCTCTGCCTATACTGGCGGCGTCACACGCGTGACCTTCGAAGGCCGCACGGTGGAATATCGCAGCCTGGATGAATTGGGCCGGGCCATCGCCGCCCTTTACGGCGCGGAGAATGCCACTGCGCGGCGGCCGGGTGTGACACTCGCCAGTTTCACAAGGAACGCATGATGGAACATACGCATTGGCAACCCGCCACGCTGGCGGCGGCGCTTGGCGTGCCGGATGAAGCCTTCCGCGCCTTCTCCCGGCTGCGCCAGATCGCTTGGGAGAAGGAACTCTCGTCTGCCGAAGCCGCAAGCCTCGCGCTTGCCTGGGTCGCAGCCGATCGCATTGCCTGCCATGGCCCGATTGCCGAGGCTGCTGGCGCGCTACTTGATGCCGTGACTGAGGCCCCCACCGAATGAAGCTTCACCTGCGTGCTGCCTGGCAGGCCCTCAGGGGTTACGCGGCCGCGCAGGAGAACCGCGCATCGACCTGGTCGCCCTCAGGCGGCAGCGCGAATGGTGAGGTCGGCATGGCCGCCGCCAGCGTCGCAAGGCGCGCGCGCGACGCTGTGCGCAATGATCCCTATGCCGCGCGCATCGTGGATCTCTGGACCGGCAATGCTGTCGGTGCAGGCATCACGACCCGCTGGCCGGAGACGGCGCATGGCGCGGCGTGGCTGTCCTGGGCGGAAAGCTCCGCTTGCGATGCGGAAGGCAAGCTTGATCTCTATGGTCTTCAGGCGCTCGCCATGCGTGCCGTCGTCGAAAGCGGTGAATGCTTCATCCGGCTGTTGACCGTGCCGACATCGCCGCGGAACCCGATCGGCCTCAGCTTGCAGGTGCTGGAAAGCGATCATCTGGATACCGCGCGCAATGGCGTGGTGAATGGCGCGCCGACCATCCAAGGCATCGCGCTTGGATCGGCAGGCGAGCCGATTGGCTATTGGCTTTTCCCAACCCATCCCGGTGCCTGGATGCTGCCGGGTGCGCGGCTGGCGAGCAATTTCATCCCCGCGCGCGATGTGTTGCATGTGTTTCGCAAGCGCCGACCTGGGCAATTGCGCGATGTCTCCTGGCTTGCG